TATAGCCTGTCCATCTGGACTTTCTGGGGATACATCAAATGTAGCACCAAACTGGCTTTGGAATCTTGCGTTTAATTCAGTTACAATTTCATCTCTTGTCTTAGATACAAAACCGTTTCCTGTTACTCCTGTCATTTTATACCTCCGAGGATATTGTTGCGCCTGATTCTGTTCGCGCAGTGAAAGCAACTTGTAATGCTCTTGTTGTTCTATTGATGGACATATCTAAAGTACTAACTGAAGCTACTTTGGGTGTATTTAGAATTGTATCTCTAAGTACACCTTTTATTAAAGAGCTGTCAGGATCATTTACTAATATATCTTGTATCCAAGGGACACCTAATGTGGAGTCTAATTCCCACTCACCTAGTGTTAATAGCAATCTACATTTAACTAACTGTACAGTAAATTCATCTCCATCAACTTTTGTAGTTCCACGACCGATAATGATATCATGGCTACTATCTAATTTTAAATTTGACATAATACCTCTATGCGTTTGGTGGACTTGTATTTGGGGTTCCATGAGCATGTATGTGGTCTTTTCCACTAATACCATCACTAACATGATCTGCTGCGGTACTGATTCCAGTCACGTCTAATTTACCCTCTATTAATACATCTGTATCAAATGTAGCTAATGGTGTATTTATATTTATTGCAGTTGGTGATGTTATATTTGTTGTCCCATCTGGCAACATTTGTAAGATGGTATCTGTAGTTTGGGCTTCGATACTTCCATCTTGTTTTAATGTCACTCTTTGAGTATTATCTATATTTCTAAATTCTAAATCTGTTTCATTGAAACTTGTTATAGGGTTAGTATAGTTGCTCAAACCCATTATGGCTATAGCATCAGTTAAATCATATTCTCTTGCGGCTGCTATTTCTGGTCTGCCTTCAGTGAACTTATATTCTTTTCTACCTTCGTATAACCAATGACTTATTCCACTTTGTGCGAAAAGGATTATACATTGGTCTCCAATAGTTACAGGGCCAGTTATTCTAAATCCTGCAAATTTTGGAAAATGCACAGGGACATCTACAAGTACTGCTATTTCTCTATTGTTGTAATTAGATTTTTCTGTAGATACTACATCCCCAATATGTAATTTCACTGTTACTGTTTGCGTTTCTGGGAAGAATTCTAGAACTTCACCTATTGTCACTGTATTTATTTTGTTCATACTAAAGTCCTCTAAAGTACTTATCAAATTCAATTATTATATATAGTTCAAGTTCTGAAATATCAGTTATTGCTCCTGAGCTATTTTTATTAACTGCCACTAGTGAAGGTAGTCTAGTATTATATTGTTGCACAATATTTATTCCTGCTCTTATCACTATACCATCGGCTATATAATCTTTCTCATCTAGCCTCCATGATAGTGAAGTTGTTAAAGCATCTGAAGCCTTGTTATATTGTATTTTCCCTATTGTGTAATCTATGGTTTCATATTGAAAGGTTGTATCTACTTTATCACTGAAGGGCACTAACTTATGAGGCAATTCAATAAAATTTTCTCTTATGCCCATGTTATTCTCCTGTCAAATCTAAATCAAAAGCAGCATTAAAAGAGTTAAGTACTGCTTCAGCTTGTGTGTCACTTGTTGCTGCAGTCTGTGTTCCATCAGTTTCTGGGATAGCTATAATTAATTGTTCTATTAGTAAGTTTATTGGTAAGGCGTAAGCATTATTAACATCATTATTTACATCGTAACTTCTTAGAACACTATTAGTATATGTCTCTCTTATTGTTAATACATGTACTACAGTTCCTATCTGAACTAGTTGTTTTATCTTTATAAAAGCTCTTTGTACTTTGTCTAATGACCCTGATGCAACATCTGTTACCTCATAATCTACCCTTCCATATTTGTCTGCATTTTCTAATTCTCCAGTCCCGCCTGCTTGAATTACTAGATGGGCAAAGGCAGCTTCAAATGTTTGTTGATTTACATATGTGGGGTTACTGATACTACTCAATACTGCTTTTAATCGTATTTTAGCATTTTGTCTTATAGTGTGTTCATTGATATTAAAGCCTTTTGAAACAGGGAATGACGTTACTATATTTTCACCCTGATGCCCTTCGGTCAAGACAGCATCGAAAGATAAGGCACTCCATTTATTTGAGCCTTTATCTTCTTCCCATATTATTAGGCATTCATTTAATTTTGCCATCTTGTTTACTCTTTAATTTCTTTATTTCCAGTTACACCACTTGACGGTATCATACAGGATATAGTTGATTGCCAATCGGTTCCGTAGTTATCTCCCCTATGTATTACTTTTCTAATCATGTAATACTGGAAGATTGCATATTCCCAAATATCATCTGAGAAATATACGGTTTTTCCAACTTGAGTATAATCTATAATCCCTTTAAGATCTCCTACATCTATTACTAGCCCTGGATGTAGTGTAGCATCTAAGTTGTGAGGTATCTCAATAGTCGCTAAACCATGCATTGGAGTCCCTCTAACTTTGGTAGGATCTATTATTTTCCCTTTGCCATTCTTCTGTAGGACATTAAATTCTGAGGAGTCTACCTTACTATCTTTCATTATAGGGTATATGCCTATACCATTTGCTCTAACACCCCATTCGAAGAAGAATGTTCTGGCTGCTTTATCTAAAGCTACCATCAAGCCACCTGCTTCATTATTAAAAGTGTGTCCTGGTACTTTCTTATTCATTACTTCTATAGGTGCACTATCAAAATTTATACCTTCCAAATCATATTTTGCAGAAGTGCATAATTTAATTATGACATCTTTGACTGACCACTCTGGAGTTTCTCCAAATTTGTGGGTACTAAAACTATCAAATGGGTTTATTAGTAGTTCACTTCCAGATGCTATTACATATAAGTAAGTTATGTTTTCAGGAATTCTTTTAACCACTGCAGAGTTCATTATAAACCCTTCTAATATTAAAGGTGGTTTTTTCCCATTTTCTATTTCGTCTTGGTATCCTGCATACAATTTCACTCTTACTTTTTCTAATTCTCTATTCTCTTTCCCATCACTCACACTTATTGCTTCTGTATCAGCTCTGGTTATATTCTTTATTTCTTTTCTACTAAGATTGTATATTTGTATTCGTGCTCTTGTTAAACCTTGTGCTAGCCCACTCTCCATCTCAAAGGAGATACGATGTTCTACTGTGGTAAATATATGTTTACCACTTTTAAAGTCAGAGGCTTCGAGCCTTACTACTCGTTTGTACATCATCGTACTCCTTCATTTAGAGATTTGATTTTACTCCAGGTTGTTTGTTTTCTATTCTATCTATTTCTACTTGCAATCCTGGGGCTGCTTTTACAGTTACATTCACATTATTAGCTGCTCCATCCCCGTTAGTCGTATCTGGGGTGTAGCCTGGCTTCATTATAGTACCTTTGAGTAGTGGGCTATTGGTAAGATTGACCGCTAAACTTTGTGGTACATCTGCGCCTATCACATCGTCCCAAATTTCTCCTAGGGTTTTGACTCCTTGTCTTCTAGCATAGGGGCTATTTTTGTCAAAAGCTTTTGCCATATTTGTCGGCATATCTTTTATATCTTTTGAGATATCTAAGACAAGGTTACCTAATGCACCTTGACCGTCTTCTGCCAATAATAGCGCTTTTTCTTGGGCTGTTGCTACTCCCCAGTTCACTGCTTGTTTCCCTGAGTTCATACTATCAGTGCTAGCAAAGAAATTTAATCCAGTTGATTTAGCCATAGCTGCTAAGATCATATCTCCTTGGGGATCTTCTCCGTATCTTTCTGCAACTCTAACCTTCATCTTAGATACAAAAGCAGCAGCATCTCCATCATATCTAGCTACGTCCCCGGGTCTTATTATTCCCAGTGAACTCGCTACCATGTTTTCCATACCACTTGTTTGCCCTACACGTATTCCACCAGCAGCAGTTGCTAAGGATTGCATATCTTGAGAGGCTCTATCATCTGTCATAGAGAAGTCTCTTTGCATGTCTCCACGCCTTTGAATCCAGTCTCTGTCAGACATTCCCGACATACTTGCTTGCCAAGCTACATCAAGGTTATTATCGTTACCAGCGAATATAAGATCTTTGGCAGCACCTGCTACCACTGCAGCAATGTTTAAACCTTTAGAGAACTTTCCTCCAGTAGCTAATGCAGTATGTCCGATATTGGCAGCAGTCATTCCACTTTTTTGTGAGCCTATGTAACTCCAGAAACCTTTTCCTGAGCCACTCCCACCGCCACCACCGCCACCACCGCCACCTTTTCCAAGGACGGCACCAGTTTCGGTGAAATCTAATCCATGCTTCTTTGATAATGTTTCGAATGATTTGATATTACCAGTTTCAACTGCTTCTGCTAAAGCTTTTTTATCTTTCTCGTTTAAGTCTGCTATTTTGCTGGCATTATTTCCCATGGCGTTCCATACAGGCTTCATTCTATTCTGCAGTTCTTGATCTATCTGGTATTCAGTAACTAGAAAGTCACTTTTATCTCCTTTAGCTTTCCCAGAGGCTGGCATGTTGGGATTTTCTCCACGCCTAATTTGGACTAAATCAGCTTCACTAGTTCCAGTTATATACATTTGATGTTGCATTTGCATATAGTTCTTTTGTAGCTCTTCTAATTTCCCTCCAGGTCTATTTGGGTCAATGAGTTCTTGTCTTGATTTTACTTCAACTACTCTTTTCCCACTTCGTGCCATTGCATCTGGTGTTGCAGATTGACCTTTTATATTTTTATTGATAATTAGCCCTGGATCAAATGTTGTGCTATCTACATTTTCTCTATACCAATCTAGAGCTACATTTT